CGGCACCGTACCAACGGCACCGGTTTATCAAACCTAAAGGAAAGGAGTGAAAGGCTTGACAGAATACTTGGAAGGGATCCAGGCGAGGTTTAGTGTTAACCTTTGGTTCCCCGTACTAAGTCCATCTACCTATAAGGAGATGAGAGACAAGTACCTCAGGGCGATCTATCGGTCCCGAGGCAAGCACAGTCCCGGAAGCGGTTCTTACGTTTACGGAGCTGTAACTGCTAAACCGACTGGCGTCAGAAACTCTAACAACAATGAAAGAGTAATCTACCCTGGTTATCATGAAGTTATTGATAGGGGTAGCTGGCGTTATGAGGTTAAGATGGTTGGCGATGTTGTTTATTACCTGTACTGTTGGAAGTCAGGTAACCGCTGGGTTTATGCCCAGTGTCAACCTTTTCGTGTCAGATTTTGGCGCGATACCAGCCAGGAATCCGGTTATGCCGCACGTTGTTATAGGCTATACCGTGTTCCAGATAGTTTCACTTCAAGCGAGTGGCTTAGCGTTGATGCTTTTCCATGGGTTGAGCACAGTGGCACAGAAGACCAGCGTGCTTATAAGGAGAGGATTACCTTGACTTATTCACCCACTAAACCAGATACTTATTATCTGGCGGGAATGTTTGACCGCTTAACCCTGGCTTACGAGCCTTGGGTGCAGGGAGGCATTGCCGCATCATACGTTGACGCTATCTCAAAAGCCCCGATCAATCGCACCAATAACGTTGCTAACTGTATTGCAGTGTTGCAGCTACTAATGGGCATGGGCGGGCCAGATGCGCTGAAACTTAACGTGCTTGAGCACAACCCTGGTGATAGTTTTAAAACTTTCACTAAGGCGGCAAGGAAGGAAATCTCCGACCTTTGGCTCAAATATCGCTATGTATTAAGCACAACTGAGATGGACATTAGTGAAACAGTTGAGTACGCAGAACGTTTTGCCAACGTTTCTGAGGGTTGCCGCTGCCATGGCTACCATGCCATGACTGTGGACAACGCTAAGTATGAGTTTCATACTTCGCTCAAGCTGTCACCTGCCAATCTGAAAGATCTTCAAACAGATCTTGGCAGAATGGGTATGGAGCTGTCTGCGTATAATGCGTGGGATTTAGTTCCTTACTCGTTTATTGTTGACTGGTTCTTTAGGATTGGCGACAAGCTCGAGTTCTACGAAGATAGAAATAGAGCTTTAAAGCTCGTACCAGAAGATATATGGTACAGCGTTGTTCGCCGAGTAGAAACTGATGAAACATCAGAAGACTACTATTTTAGATGGACTGGTGATAGACCAGATCTATCCTACACCTTTATTGAGGATGGCGATCCCAAGAAGGCGACTATTATTAAACGCGCAGTCGATGTCTTCGCATTGACATCAAAGTAAGGAGGTTGCTTATGGCTACTACTTATTCATGGGGGTATACTAATACCACCGCATCATCCGTAGCTCCCACCATGGCAAAGGTTGGTGAGTACACAAATTATGGAAGGGTAAAGGACGAACCTAATCTCTGCGTCTTATCTAATAAGACCAGTCCGTTGGACCAGCCAGAGACGATTGCCTATAAAGGCAGGCTCGAAAAGGTGAGTGTAACATCACTCGCTAACCCTCCTAAGACCAGGGATGGAGTCTATTATGGCGTAACTGTACGCGATATTAGACGTGAGATGAGAGAGGATGGTTCGGTTATCGACCATCCTATCGATGTCATGATTTCTTTTAAACATGACACCTCACTCAACTGGCCTGATGCCGATGTACTTGATGTACTTGGCAGGTCTCTCGGTGCCCTTTACGATGAGACTTCATCATCCTGGAGGTTTAAGGATATGCAGAGACTTGCTCTCGCTCCTACCCAGGACTAACGTACCCATTTAATATTAATTCCGCACAAGCGGAGGAAGGAGTATCGTATGAATTACGATGCAATGCGTGCTGCGTGCACCATGTATATCGACCCTGAAACGGTTGAAAAGTGCTGTTCTCTTGATGGAGTTAGGTCTAGTCAACCTGACCTCATACAGGCCGCCTTATGTGTAAATTCATGGGCAGCTCTCGGCCTGGACATTGGTTTTCCCTTCTGGGATCTTTCCCTTAGGGCAATGTTGAGAAGCTATGGGCTCTCAGGCACTGTTGAGCTCTGTAAAGAGGTGTATTTGTCTATCATTAGTGAAGACAGGAATTGGTACACTTCGAGGGGTGGTGAGTTGTTCAACAACTGCTGCAACTATCTGCAGTCGGCCACCAACAGCAACAATTGGGCTTGTTCACAATCGTCACTTGAGCGGTTGGAGTTGCTCTCCCAGTTGCTTCGGTATGCTACAAGGTTTACCTATATAGCAGATACGGGCACTGAGGACGCATGTTTCATGAAGTTTATTGAAGCCAACAAGTCCTGCTACTCAGCGAAAGACTACCGCTGTCGTGGAATATCTAATCCTAACGCCCCTGGCGTATGGAAGGTGGTCACCGGCGACGATGGCCTTAAGCATATTGAGCACCTTGATCCTGCTGAGTCAGAAGGAACTGGTAATCCCAGGCCCGGGTATTCTCTCATAATGGCTGTTAAACAGCATGTTATGGAAATGCTCGGCAGTAAACCTGTTATCAGACCTGATGACGTCGATGGTTTCTTTTCAGACGGCAGCGCAGCCGCAGTTGGTTGTGACGTCGGCCCTAAGACCAAAGAGAGCAAGATTAAGGCCCTCTACAGTGTGGAGAATAGATTCCTTGCGGCTAATTATGGTTACTTTTTACCAAACCGCACCCACTGCATGGCAACATACAGAGATAGATATCTGTGTGATGAGCTTGAAGGTTCTGAGATGATCGCTGTCCCAAAGAATATGACCAGTAAAAGGTTAATTAAACCTGAACCTGTCTTTAGAGCATTCTATGCATCTAAGGTAAGGAAGGTCATTGAAGCCCAGATTATCTCTACAGATCATCTTGAGTTTCTAAATTGGAATGACCAATCCATCAATCGCAACCTTGCGAGGAGTGGAAGTGTATCCAAGGGATGGGCAACCATAGATGCCTCATCAGCATCTGATCATCAAAGTAGAGAGCTTACCTTTATGCTCCTACCCGAATGGATTCGACCGTATGTCTATAACTCTCTAACTGATTATGTTAAAATAAAAGGAAAGAGATACAGAGTGAGATGTTTATCTACCTCTGGCAACCAGCTTACTTGGCTTCTCTTAGGAGTGGTCATGTGGGCAATTGCTGACTACGGTTGTTCCTGGTACAGGGAACCCGATGGGAGTTACCAGCGCGCTTCTGCGTATGGTGACGACCTTGTGGTCCCCGATGTAGCATACGATACGGTATGTGAGTTGCTGACCCTGTTCGGCTTCGTTATCAATGATAGCAAGTCTTACAGTAATGCCTCATTATACCGCGAATCATGTGGTGGCGACTTTTACGCCGGTTATGACGTCACACCTTCATATTGGAAGAGAGGCGCCGTTGACTGCAGGGATTATCCCGAAACCATGCAATTCGTATGCGGTATGCAGCACAAGCTGTACTCTTACCCCAAGGTAAGAGAGTACTTTAGCAGAGCTGCTGTTCTCCTTGACCCTAAGATCACTTACTCACCTGTCGGGTGGGAATGTGATGACTTATGGGATGGAAACATCTCTGTGGAAATGAGTATTAACTCACAACACAGGATGCTGACGTCGAGGAATGACCAACAGGTCAAGTACTCGCAGGTATTGATGGATCATCAATACTTTACATTCCTCAAGGAGGGACCGAAGTATGATTCGCTTCTGTCCAAGAAACTTGGCATATCAATGCCATATTTAGACCCGAACTTAGTAAAAGAACCAACCTCTCGTTGGTCTCTTGTCAGACCTCCTTATAAGGTCGTCAAAGACTGAGTCGGTCATGGCCCCGCCAGGGGGGAGGGCGGCATGCCCTTAGGCCTGGAGTGATCCATCGGTGGGAGTCTTGCGGATAAAACCGTAGGCTTAAATACGCGTAGGCGGG